GCTGATACCTTAAACAAAACAGCAACAGGGCAAAATCAGATTCTAACTCAATCTCAAATGAGAATGGAGTTAATTGCACGTATCTTTGCTGAAACAGGTGTTAAAGATTTAGCTTTAAAAATATTTGAATTGGTATGTAAGTACCAACACAAAGAAAAGATAGTCAGAATTAGAGGAAAATACATTCCTATGAGACCTTATGAATGGAAAGACAGAGTTAATGTTACTGTTCAAGTAGGTTTAGGTACAGGTTCTAAAGAACAACAACTAATTTTATTAAATGCAATCTTAGAAAGACAGATGCAGGCAATAAACTTACAACAAAATGTCTTTGGACCTATGGTAAACCTTAGAAATGTATACAATAGTTTAAAAAAATTAATAGAAAATGCTGGATTGAACGGAATTGAGCCATATTTTATGGATCCTGACGTTGGTGCAGCACAAATGCCACAACTTCCACCTAAACCACCTACTGAATTTGAAAAAGTTACATTAGCTCAGGTTCAAGGTGAGAATCAGCGTGAACAATTGAAAGCTGAAGTAAGATTAAAAGAAGTTGAAGGTAGAATGAGACAACAATTGCTTGATTTTGAGATAAAAATTAAAGAATTAGAACTTAAATACGGATCTAAGATCGATGAGCTTGAACTTAAACGTAGAAGTATGTTAGAAAAGGCTGATCTCGAAAAATCTGGAGATTTAATGAAAGAAATAGTAAAAGGACAACAACAATTCTTTAACGATGGACAAGCTAGAAACACAAATACGCCAGGGAAAGAGAGCCCAGGTTCTGCTAAACGATCCCCTGCTTAAACAAGCATTTGAAGATCTTTTAGAAACATATAAAAACGAAATTTTTAATACGAATTTTGCTGACGATGAAAAACGTAGATCCCTTTGGATGGCATATAATATGCTAGACAAAATACGAGGGCATTTACAGACAATCATGGAAAGCGGAAAACTAGCTCAAAAAGATCTTGAGCTTTTAAATAAGAGCTAACCTATTCTAGGAGCTCGTTACACGTCAACCAACAAGGAGGAACGTTACATGGCACAAGAACAAACAGTTAAAGGTGCAGCTGAAAAAATTTCTGGACTACTGAATCCTAAAGAAGGACAATCAGAACCAGAAAAGAAAGAAGCAGCTCCTTCAGAGCAACCTGAAAAGATCGAACAGGAAACTTCACAAGAGAGTCAATCAAAGTCTGAAGAAACTCCCAAAGAAGTCGCTACTGAGAAAACCGAAATCGAAGAAGAAACGCAAACAGCTACAGAGGAACCCGAACTCCACCGAGTTAAAGTTAGTGGTCAAGAGTTAGAGGTTACCCTCGATGAGTTGAAAGCAGGTTATTCACGAGACTCGGATTATAGACAAAAAACTCACACTTTAGGCTTAGAGAGAAAAGATCTTGAAGCTCAAAAGACGAGTTTGCGTCAATCTTATGATACTCGTTTATCAGAACTAAACGAATTGATTGGAACTGCTGATGGATTCATCAGACAGCAACAAGGTAGTCAAGATCTCCAGAAACTTTATGATGAAGATCCCACGTCTGCAGCACGACTGGATTTCCAGTTAAGACAACAAACTAGGCAGATAGAGGACATGAAATCAAAAGCTCAGGAGGCTTATACTAAACAGTATAACGAATACCTTGAAACTCAAAAATCATTAGCAGCAGCTAAAATTCCAGAATATAGCGATCCTAATAAAGCGGATCAGTTCAAAACTAATATGCGTACAACATTACGTGGATATGGTTTTTCTGATCCTGAAATTGGGAATCTGGCAGATCACCGTTTTTTAATGGTGATCAAAGATGCGATGAGTTATAAATCTGTAAAAGATAAAAGACCTATCGCCCAGAAGAAGGTAGCAAATGCTCCTAAAGTCGTTAAAGCTGGTGTAGCCAAATCAAGTCCAAGTTCAGGTAGAGAGCAAATAAGAAACAAGATCAGTCGCTTAAAGAAGACTGGGCATCTTCGTGAAGCCCAAGACGCAATAAGGGATATGATTAATCTTAAATCTCAACAAAAAAGGTAACAAACAATGGCACAACCAACAAATACGTTTGATACGTATGATTCCATTGGAGAACGTGAAGATCTGTCAGATGTTATTTATAACATCTCGCCAACTGACACACCATTCCTTAGCTCTGCAGCTAAAGTAAAAGCTACAGCAGTTTTACACGAATGGCAAACTGACAGTTTGGCAGCAGCTTCTACATCCAATGCTGTAATCGAAGGTGACGAAGCAACTTTAGACGCTGTTACTGCAACAACTAGATTATCTAACTCTTGTCAAATTATGGACAAAACAGTTGTAATCACAGGTACGCAGGAAGTAGTTGATAAAGCTGGAAGAGCTTCTGAACTAGCTTACCAAATCGCTAAAAAAGCTAAAGAGCTTAAAAGAGACTTGGAAGCACAACTAACTACAAACAACGCTGAAGTAACAGGTTCAGCAACAGCAGCAAGAGAAATGGGTTCATTAAGAGCATGGGTTGCTACTAATGACGTAATGGGAACTTCTGGAACATCTGGTTCTGTAGGTAATACTGCAGCAACTGATGGAACTCAAAGAGCTTTCACAGAATCTCTCTTGAAATCTGTAATTAAATCAGTATGGGATGCTGGTGGAAATCCAACTATGATTATGGTTGGACCTTTCAATAAACAAAAATTGTCAGGATTCACTGGTAACAGTACTAGATTCGATGCAGGTGCTGATGCAACTTTATACACATCAGTAGATGTTTACGCTTCTGACTTCGGTCAAATGCAAGTTGTACCTAACAGATTCTCTAGAGATAGAGATGCTTGGGTATTAGACATGGATTATTGGGGAGTAGCGTTTTTACGTGACTTCACAATGCATGAATTGTCAAAAACTGGAGACTCAGAAAAAAGACAACTGCTTTTAGAGGCAACTCTAGAATCAAGAAATGAAGCTGCAAGCGGCTGCGTAGCTGACTTAACAACTTCATAATAATATAACAAATGCGTAGGCGGGTAACCTCAAATTCTACCCGCCTTGCATCCTATTTAACATTGAAGTCTTGAGAGGGGTTAAAGGCGGAACAATGAGGAAACAAAATGAGAACATTAAACGACTACTTTTTAACATCTACAATAGCAGACATTAGTACAGCATCATCAACATTCGTGCCTGTACCTGATGGAGGCAAAGTAATAAAAATTATAACTGCTCTTCAAGGAGCAATTGGTACAGCTAATGGCGGAATTTCTTTTGAAATTGGTGGAACAGCAATAACTGGCGGAGGGATTACAGTTGCATATTCTGGATCTGCTGCTGGAGACGTTGATACAGCAGAGCCAACTGCAGCTAACGAAGTTGCTGAAGATGGAACTATTGAAATGATTACTGATGGAGCATCTAGCAATACAATAAAACTTAACGTAACATTTGTTATAAGAAGATAATTAATATAGGGGGTGGAAACATCCCCTAAACAAAAGGAGAACAAAACATGAACTATGGTTTAAGACATGGAACTGTGCATAAGCTAACCTCTGGAAGTTCATCTTCTGCAAGTTCAGCTTTTTCAGCTAATATAGAATATATAAGAGTTGTAGGCACTATTGCTTGTCATATACATATAGCAGTATCACCAACAGCAACTACAAGTACTACTTATCTACCTGCAGGCGAAGTTGAAGTTATTAAAGTTTCAGCTGGAGAAAAGATTGCAGTATTAAGAATTGGTGGTTCTGACGGAGAATTATACGCTACAGAATTAACTGAATAATGGGTAAAGTAAGAGCAACCGAATGGAATGCTGATGCTACTAGAACTCGTTATATACAAGAGTCTGATGGCAAACTAACAGTTAATAATCAGCAAAACTTAAATCCTTTAATAAAAAGGAACAAGAAACTTTATACTCAGAATGATGGCTATACAGCCTCAAGAGATATGAGACGGATTGCTAGTGTCCCTCCAATCATACTACAGATTTGGACTAAAGAATATAATGGGACTAATAATTGGTGGGCTTTACCTAAAGAAACACAAAAGAAAATTATGAGAACTAAACTCAATAGTAGTGATTTTAGATATTTCAAAACTTCTGAAGGAAGATTATAATGGCAGTATCAACATATACAGAATTAAAAGCATCAATCGCTAATTGGTTAAATCGATCTGATTTATCAGATGAGATAGCTGATGACTTTATAAAATTAACTGAAGCAGATTTTAATGCTAAGTTAAGAATTAGACAGATGGAACAGATTGATACTGTAACAATTAATGCAGAAACAGTATCAGTACCAACAGGTTTTATTTCTGTACGATCTTTTTACATTCTATCTTCAAGCACAAAATACCCTTTAGAATATATAACACCCCATAATATGTTTGAAATAAGAGGAGGTTCCAGATCTGGTAGACCTCGTTC